TCCATCGCCCTTGACACCCATCTTTTCAAGCAGACCGGCCATGATCGGTTCAATAGATGCTTGGAGATTTTGTGCGTCCCCACCTGCCTTCACGATTGCTGCGAGTTGTGTTTCAATGACCACAAGACGCTTTTCTAATTCTATTGTCTTTTCCATTTCGAGAAACTCCTCGTAGGGGGAAACATCTACATTCTTTATTTGTACAGTATTCTCACTAGGGAAATCAAGGGGTGCGTCAAATGTTTTTGCGAGACACTCTTCTAAATCTTCGCATTTCATCGCGCCTGACTTGACAGCGGTAATGAGCGCCTTACTGTCGGCAGGGATCGGAACGATGGACACCTCTAACAGCTCTAATTGATTGAACTTTCTCCCAATGATCTCCTCAGTATCATTCATGATCCACTCCGCATCTATCACCTTCGCTCCAATGGAGACGCCTTTGAGGAAACCAGCCTTGACCAGTTTATAGACCGTATCCGCGAACGCATACATCTCTGCGGTCGCAAATTCAAACACCATGACAAGCTTGCCCCCTTCGACCGACATCTCGACGGCCTTCGCAACCGGCAAGCCGTAATGGTCATGCGCCCACAAGACGATAGGGTTCTTGGCGAAGCTCGACAGGTCAATTCCTTTCACCATGACAATGTCACCAGAGCGATCAACCTTCCCTGATGCAGCAGTCACGCGGATTTGTCGCTTCTCTGCGAGACCCGCATCAGATGCGAACTCAATTTCATTGAGGATCTTCCGGTGGATTTTCTGTCGTTCACCCGCAATTTCTCTCTTCATCGGCGTGTATCCTTTCTTCTTCTTATCCCATGACGAATGGCACACAGCAGCCCGTTGCGACGCATCGGGATACTCGTCGTTCATGACCGGATTGCTCATGCACCGACCTATGAAGTCCTCTTCACTCTCGCCCTTATTTGGCTTTGGGATTGGCATTGCCGTCTCCCTTCGGTTGGGCCGCAGCCGTGGCCTTTGCCGCTTCGAGCGCGGCTTGCGCATTGGGGTCTACTGCGGGTACAGGTAGAATAATTTTACCGGTGTCGTCAATTTGAAACGTATTATTGGTGACGTAGGGCGTCTCTCCATGTTTCTGTTTCTCTAACCCTAACGAGAATCGTGTATTCAATTGATTGATAGGATAGCCCATTGTCCACAACTTGAAGGCCATCTCCACCTTCTCAACCATGTCACCCTGCATCGACTCGATGCCACTTGTATCGAAGTCCGCAAAGATTTTGCCAGTGCTGGTCGTCGAGAAGAGTTGCACCCACAGCACGTACTCAAGCAGTTTCATCTTGGGGTACAGGGTCTTCGTCCAAAACTCTCTCGCCTGGACTTTGGCCACGGCGAAGTTGACTTCATCCCAGATACCGAGTTCCAACTTGGGAACCTTGAAGCAGGCTAGCACTTCGTCTCGGTTCCACTTCTTCTGATTCAAGAACTCCATGTCCTTCTGCGAAGGCACGAGTTGTTTGTACTTAGCCCCACCTTCAAGAAGGGCTAACACATGGGAATGTGCCACCCCTTGATGATGCTCCTGGAATTGGTTCTTCATCCGATTGAAGGACTCCTCAGTCATTTCCTCTTCAACCTCAATGACACCGCCAGGAAGGGCGCTGTTCTTGAAGAACGCTTTATTGTACTGCGAGGCCAGCATGTCCTGGTCGATGCCGAGTTGTGCGGCCCTCAGTGGGGACATGCCGCGCAGCCGGTCATACGGATTGAATAGTTTGAAGAAGCAGACTTCCCATTTCTCAAAGATGAGTTCTTTCTTTTCTCCACCTGGGTAGGTCGTCTCTGTCTTCCACCGCAGCAGGTTGCCTTTGCTATCGACGACGGCCTCGAAGATGTTGCCGTTGAATGGCTCGATAGCCGCAGGGATCGCGTGCTTGTCTGTCCGGTCGAGCACCCACATACACTCACCGAAATGCAACAGGTAGACGAGCGTAGCCTCGAAGAGCTGTTGCTGGCCCATGAGTTCGTTGGGTTTCTCGAAGAGGGTGATCCACGGCTCCGCGTCTCGTGTTGCGGCTTTGGTCCCGCGAGAATTCTTCCACGCGAGCGGCGTGCCAGCAATGTTGAGGGCTACGGCTTCGATAGCGCCACGTACCCAGGCATGTGTTTCATAGGGGTTGGTCACTTCGGTACCGAGTGTCGCGGTCAACGTGCGCGTGGTGCCCTGGAAGAACCATTGATCAGTGGACAGCCGGTTAATGACGGGAATGCTTTTGAAGAGTCGGGCAAAGAGACCTGGTTTCTTACGCATACAAGAACCTCACTCGTGCGCTCTTACGTTCGATAATCAGCCACGTTAAACAGAAGACCAGCGCATCGACACGGTCTGGTGATTCACCTTTGCGTGCGAGGTCTTCTGGATTGAACGTAACCATTTGGTCTTCGAGTTGCTCGAAGTACCGCGTGTGCCAGATACGGTGCTGCTCATACAATGCGCCGACTGGCTCGGCCCTGAGTCTCTTCCCTCTCGAAGAGTGCAGTTTGAGAAACGGAATCTCTTTTCCACCCTTGGCGTGACGTAGCGTATATTCCACTAGGTCTCCACCATTATTGACTTCTCCCAATACTTTATCCGCTTTCCACTTGTGATACAAGCCCACAGAAATGTCGGCCCACTCGTTGGGAGAGTAGTGGCCGCTGGCGTCTTCCAGCACGTCAGCATCCTTACCGTCGTTGTAGGACCCACAGACAATGATGCCGGTCTCGTCGCTGCCTTCACCCGCACTCACGGCGGGGTCGATAGACACGCAAATCCTATCGTAGTTCTCAATAGGCATCGGTCCATCCTTCTTGAGGATGTTCTGCTCTGCGAAGATCGCGCCCTCAATGTTTTCGAGATACAGTCCTTCAATTTCCTGCTTGCCGAGCCTCGTGCCTTGGTACTTGTTCAGGATGGTGTTGAGGAAACTGTCTGGTAGGTTGTCGCGGTTCTCCATCATCGACCCGCTAGACTTCACAAGACCGGCGAGCCTCAAGATTCTCTTCACAAAGGGATTCGGCTTCGGGGTCGTCGTGATGATCGTCTGAGGATGCTTTCCGAGGCGCATGCCGAACTGCAACATGTCCCATGTCTCAGGCTCCTTCCACGCTGCCAACTCGTCGCACCAGGCGATCTCGTGTTGCGGCCCTCGAAGACGTTCAGACTCTTCCGCGCTATACATCATGGCCGTGGCGCCGTTGGGCCACAGCAAGCGCCTCTTGGATGGTTCGTACTTCGGCAGGAAGTCATCGGTGCTCACCCCGATGAGTCCACTCTCACCCTCAGCCATCACGTCGCGCACGTCAGCCGCAGTCGGCCCTACGAGCGCCGCACGCATGACGCCTTTATTCTCGATTTGGTCTCGGACCCACTCGGCTCCGCAGCGCGTCTTGCCGAATCCTCGACCGGCCAACACCAGCCAATAGTCCCACAGGCCGTCCTCAGGTGGGAGTTGGTTGTCCCTCGCCCACAACAGCCATAATTTCTTTGACGCTATCTTTTGGTCCTCCGTCAACCCCGCGAGAAATTCTTCGCGTTGCTGCACGGTCAATCGCGTCTGCGAGTTTATCTCGGACTGACTGTCTCTCTTTTCTTTCTTCGTCGCCAACATTCTTACTCTCCGTTCGTTCAGTCTGGTCAAGGTACTGCTTGCCTAAGTGGACGAGCATGCGCTCAGAGCCCATTGCCGCCACGTCCCATTGCATGAGCCGCAGGCGTGCCTTGGCGCGTTCTTGCCCTCGTGCCCAGGCTCCTTGCAATGCTTCATTGTGGTTGAACTGTTCTTTGGTGAGGCCGGTAATCGCAATGACTTCGACCGGTTCACACATTAGACTACCCAGTCTCTCTATCAACCCTAAGTCCCTGAGGGTTGGAGAGACGGGGTCGTCCAACAATGCTATATCCATCGCGTAGACACGTTCACTGGTTGGAAGATGGAACTCGTCGGGCAGGAGGACGTTCACACGTTCCAATGGACGCAGGCTGCGAGAGTTGGGCCGTGTCGCAGCAACCGTGAGGCCTTCACCTGTTGTAGGATTGTCATCAGCCATACATGTCCCTTGAGCCCCGCAAGGGGCATGGTATTATTTCTTGTCGATGTACCTTGAGACAAAGTGGATCAACAACAAGACGGCTAAAAAGATCAGGGCATACCGTAACATACTTTATTTAGAGCATTTTACCTAGGTATTGTCAACCTTTACCGTTCAGGATTGTACACTCGTGCCTGATGTTGTCAGACAACGTCCGACATGTTTTTCTCTTACTTTCTGCATACTTACGCATGTTCTACCTTATAAAACATCTCTTTCTAATCGATTCTATCGTGTACAACAGACCATCCCTCGTTTTCCTCTATTTTTTCTTCGTGTGACGTGGCTCGTAGCTCGACGGGCATGGAAAAAGTTTTTTTTCTTCATATATTTCAGCAGGTGAGCGCATATTCTTGGCTACCGGCCTCGAAATTTTCCGACCCGCACGGCCTAAAAGAAAAAACCCCTAGGAAAAAAACATTTCGTAGCACATAACACGTAGCACATAACACGTAGCACATAACACGTAGCACATAACACGTAGCACGTATTTCCCTATCGAATTATACGTACAAGACATATCCCCAATGAATAATACGTAGCGTGTGTTTCTTTAGTGATAACTACGTAGAGGGTTTCGTGTTAGTGCATGACGTGATTCGTATTTCGTGTTAGGGCATGACGTGGTAGGTGTTTCGTGTTACGTGATAGCGTGGTCAGTAATTCGTGCTACGTAGTTTTTGGTAAGGGATGTGTATTAAGGGAGGCGCAAGCATACTTGCTTGCAAGCAATGTACGAAAGCGAACACTATGCTCATTATTGAACACATTCTTGGTATAGTTCATGCACTCCTTATTATAGGCAAAAAACAAAAAACTAGCCCCCTACTTCTGAGGTATATGCTTACCTGGGAACATGGTTTACA